ATGTACTCCTCTGAATGCCCCGCCGCCTTGTACACCTTGATGCGCTCCTCGAACGGCGGAACTGCCCCTGGATACTTCCGGAACAGCGCCTGGATGAGCTCGCGGTCAGGTTCCGGCCCTTTTTGGACCGCCGCTACTGGCACCGGTTTGGGGTGGGCCTCAAGCCACTCGCGACACTTGGCCACGTACGCCTCTTGGCTCCCCTTGGGGAGGTGCTTTGCCACAAACTCGTAGTCCATAGGGGGCGTCCACACGGTCTTTTCCGGCCGGTGGACACAGTCTATTCCCTTGTACAACAGGTCCACAATTTCGCCGACTCGGCCCGGTGTACCGTTCGGGATGAGGACCGTGACGGGCGCTGCCGTGACCCACGTGCTCGACCGTGTGCCGTTTGGACGAATTTCAGTCACAAACTGCTTAGGGGCCAGGAAGCCGCACTTGATGGTCGGGCGCTTGAACATTTTCGAGATCTGGCTCATGGGTGTGTAGAGGAGCCTTGTGCTGTACTGAACACGTTTTTTTATCCGGAACCTAATAATGCTGGCAGGAATAATTCGTATTATTCACATATTGGTACGAATATTCCTTCTTTTGACTCCATTTTTTGGAGGAGAATATCTCTTGTCTTTGCACTTTCTGATAGTGCCCTTTGTTATGCTTCACTGGGTCACGAATCAGACGGTATGTGCTTTAACGGAGATGGAGCGGCTTGCCCGAGGAGGGTGTGAATCAAAGGACACCTTTTTCGGTCAAGTTTTTGAACCTATATACAGGAACGAGTCGTTTGTGGGCGCGGTCATTTCGCCCTTCTACACCATAGAAGACAAGGAGACGGAGACGCTTGCTGTTTGGGTTGGGCTAACGGGTCTGTGGCTCATTACACTGTATAAACTCTGGCCTACTGGCTTTGACTATCTTCACCGTGAACTCGACCACGCGCGCGCTCTGCTTAGTCGTCCTCCTCGAACCCCTCCTCCGTGATCCCGCCAACCTCTGCGTACGCCTCAGACTCGGCGTCCGAGTCCTCCTCGGCATCGTCCAGGATAGCCGCCAGGCGCTCAGCCACCGTCAGCGGCTTCACCGGGGAAGTGCCAGCAGTGCCGAGCACAACCTCGAACTCACCCTCGCCGGTTGCCAGGGGGTTGCCGTGGGACTCGCACAGCGCACACTCGCCCGCCGCATTCTCCGTCAGCGCGTGCGTGTGCACAGGCTGCTCAGCCTTAGCCGCGGGCTTCTTTGCCGCCTTTTCCTTGGGCGGAGCCTCGCCCTTTGCCTCCTGATCCGCGCGCAGGTGGCGCTTGCAGAACACCTCACCCTTCAGGGCGCTGAACTTGCACGGCTCCTTCTTGGAGGTGCAAGCCGTGCACTTTTGCTTCTCAGCCTTAGCCTTGGGCTCCTTGGGAGCCGCTGGAGCTGACTCAGCTGCTGACTCAGCAGTGGGCACCTGGGCACCTTCGCCCTCCGTCACCACCGCCACCGCCTTGGGCTTCTTGGTGTACTTGCGAGGCACCTTGATCGCCTGCTCAGCCGTCTCCAGATACAACTTGGAGAGCTGCTCAAACGGCAGGTTGAACTGCGTAGCCACGCTCATGAGGAACACGCGGTCGCGCTCCGCAACCAGGGCGTTGATAGCGGCAGTGAAGTTAGCACCGGAAGCCATTTGGTCCTTAGTGTAGTTGAGTGTCTGTGCCTTAACTGTGTGTTGAGCCGTCTCTGGGCCCGGGAGCACACGAAGTTTGGGTGGGCTTAGAGGCGGTTGGAGGACCTTTGGAAGCTTTTGCTTGACTAACCCATGTCGCTGTGGGCCTTGGGCTGGACAGGACACGTTTTTTCTAACAGGCCGCCCCTGTAGGCACGTCAATGTACCCGTCCAAATTGACCCAGTTATTGTAGGCCCGGGGCCAAACAACGTTATAGTCCCCACCGCTATCGTACAGGAAGCCGGAAACGCGAGGGGCGAGCAAAAACGAAAGCAAAAAAAGAATTGCAAGGACGGTCCACGTGTTCAATTTCATTTGAAATTAGTCACGAAATTTATTCTCACGTATCCAAGCGTTACACACGTACTTGACCCCCGAGGAGATGGGCAGACCGGCGTGAAGCGCCTTGGGGTGACACTTGGCCTCGTCAGACCCGAGAGGGCGGAACAGGATTGCCGATCCCTGGTCCGCTTTCAATTTGAGATCTAAATTGGGAAAGTGAGTTTCACCATCTGTAAAGTCTGAGTTTAGGTAGACGAGGAGGGTTGCGACCCGTTGACCCCCTTCCTTCTCAAAGTCAACGCATCCTGGAGACCCGTCGCAACACGAGTCATGGTGTTCCCTATAGTACGTATTTGGCTCGTACTTGACCACCTGAAGGTCTTCACACTCGGCGATCGTTTTGTTTGTAAATTCGAGAGCCTTTGCAAAGACTTTTTGGGCAACGGGGTCCGTCTTTGAGATCCAGGCTGTTTGGCTCGTGCGCGACGCATCGGGCTCTTCGGTACCCACAACCGTGCTCCGTGTAAACATAGGTTCTGCTTTGTCTATGATGTATTGACACTCGTTTGGGGTCAATACATCCTTGACTATTCGGGGATGCTCCCACGAGGCGTCGTCTCGTGTGAATCCTCGTTCTCTACTTCTGAACACTAAGAGAAGTATACAGGTCAGAATAACAAGGACTACTGCCGAGAAGAAAACCTCCTTCATATCTTATTAATGTATTTTTTTCATAACACTGTTGACTCGCTTGGCATTGACCCGCGCCCTTTTGAGGTTTCCTAGAGTTACGTTGCGTAAAAGAGGTACAGCTGCTCGTCTCACGTTATTCAGTGTCTTATTTTGTTTCGAAATTTGAAGAAGTTCAAGGACCCGCTCGGCGTTCTTTTGACCCTTTTCTTTGACGGCACCCTTGATTGGGTTCCTCTTGGAGATGAGACCGTTGTACAAGAATGACCCTGAGAGGAGGGCCAGAGAGTCCTTGACTTGGTACTTGAGTTTTTGAATCGGTATTCCGAGCTTGTAGGACAAGGGCAAGTGGAGCATGTCTCGGCTCGCGTGGGGGTACACTGCCAGAGCCGTATCGACCAGGTCCGTCAAGTCATCTTTTCCGGTCGCAATCTGGTACGTAATGACCTGATAGACTTTACGCTTCGTTCCGGGAACTTGGAGCCGGGGAGCGTCGTACTTGGAGCGCGCGAGCTTGTTCACCTTGAGACGGGCGTTCACACCCTTGTAGTGTTTGTTGAGCCACTGAACGAAACCAGACAGGTGCTGCGTCATGATGGTCTGCATAGCGTACGCATAGGAGGCAACAGCCTTTTCAGATGCGAGCTGACGTGGGATGGCAAAAGTAAAGTCAAAGTCCTTGGTTTGCCTAATTTTTGGAGGTAAATTGAACTTTTTCTGTTGCAAGTACAGACGGACCGCCATACCGCCGGTACAAAAGATTGTCATGTGTCCTCCATAGGGTTTCACGAGCCTCTTTGTTCCTTTACAGTACTCGGTGAAGAGTTGGGGAAGGGCCCACGCGATGGACCGACCCGAGACGACGGGACCGGGCCGTCCTCTCCCTGCGTTCTCTATACTTTGGTACGCGTTGATGAGCATAATTTCAGAGTGAAACGTACCCCCATGGAACACTGACTTTTTCGCAGGGGCATAGTACCCGTCGTAGCCTTCGGGGACCAGGAACTGGCGGCTCAGCGTTCCAAACACCATCTTGTTCAGTTCCTTGTAACTCAGACGCTGACCTCGGCGCGTGTCCGTGAGTCTCGGGAGAGGGCCCGCGTTCCGGCCTAACAGGACCTGTGCGGCGGCGACCTGTTCCCCGACCGTCACGCCCGTCCCCAAGACGGTACGCAAGAGCCCCTTCGTCTCCCGTGAGAGCGGGTACCCACTTCGAATGAGCTTTTCGATATTCGCGTGGGTCAGGTCGAACAGACGGAGCGTCTTTTTGGCCCGGAACGTACACAGGGTTCCATAGTTCTTGGCAACACCGGCACGTTCGGTCAGGTAGAAGAATCGCGTGTCCCTCAAAAGTATTTTACACGCCAGGTTCTCGAGACCTTTATAAAAAATCTTCCCCGGTGGAAAGATCGTCTCGCTAAACCCAGACATATATTCCTATTCATTGGAAACATTTTATTTGCAATCAATAGGATGGTGGCTGCAAACCGGTATGTCGGTGCGCTCATGAATTCGCGGGAACAGGCTCACGCCTTCCACCTGATGACCAACTCATACGCCCAACACAAGGCGCTTCAGGCGTACTACGAGGGTATCGTGCCCCTCTTGGACACGTGGGCTGAAGCCTATATGGGCAAGTACGGCAGACTCCGTAGCATATCGACAAACAAACGCTTTCTAAGGGACCCGAAAAAGGCCCGTCAGTACTTTCGGACCTTGTTGACTCGGATCCGGGCAATGAAGCTCCCCAAGGACTCGTATCTCAAGACCATTCAGGATGAAATATCAGTTCTTATTCGTCAAACAATGTACCAGTTGACTTTAAGATAATGCTTTTATTTTACATACATGGTTCGGGTCGTTGTGTCACTCACGACCATTCCTACCCGTGAAGACTCGGTCATCAAGACCATCGAGTCTATACAGACAGGAACCTACAGAGTGAATGAGATTTATGTGAACCTTCCCGAGTGGTACCCACGGTTTGGCCGAGGACCTGACCCCAATTTAGAAACAAAATTGGTTTCCATGGGAGTCAAGGTGAACACCTGTAAGGACTATGGGTCCTTGACAAAGCTCGTTCCTATTCTGGACATTGAGACGGACCCGGAGACCCTCATAGTTGTTTTGGACGATGATGTCTCGTACAATAAGCGCGTTGTGGAAGGGCTCGTACGGGCAAACGAGCAGTTCAAGTGCCCCGTGGGGTACTCGGGTATCGCGTATCCCGAGACGGCCATCAAGCACATGGGTCACAACGGCTTCATTCTGTTTCAGGGTCACGGGCAAAGGACAGAGATTCTCGAGTGTGCGTTCGGGGTTCTGTTTCCGCGCAAGTGCCTCGACGGGTTCCCAGTTCCCGAGCCGATGACACCTGACTCGGACAAGTGTATGTATCTCACGGACGACTTCATTTTCAGCAAGTTTTTCGACTCAAAGGGAATTGAAAAGAGGATTGCGTGTTATCCCTGGGCCGGGCGACGCGGTGACGACTGGTCGACCATATGGACCCAAAACGAAGGGTCCCAGACGTATTCACTTTCTCGGGACGGAAACCTTGAAAACTACGCCAAGGCGGGCTTAAAGTTAAATTTTACATAAACAGTATATGGATCTTCCGCTCAAGCAGCATCGTGTAGGAAAATGGACCATAAGCTCCATACAGGACGATGAGTACATAGGTCCCTGGCTTGCAAACGGCACGGAGTGGGAAAACTGGATGCGCCAAGATGTTTCGCACGTGTACAAGCCTGGGACGGACATCTTGGATATCGGAGGAAACATAGGGTGTAACGCACTTATGTTTTCGGACTATGGACCGGTCCATACGTTCGAGCCCTTGTTTCACGGCGTAATACAGACGAATGTGAACCAGAACCAGCTCGTGAACCCCATACAGGTCCATCCATACGGTCTTTCGTCGGCCCCCTCGGACCAGAACATCTATCTTCCAAAGACTCGGAACGGGCTCCGGAACTATGGGTGTTGCTCCTTACAGCCGAACTTTGACGACGAGCACTCGAACACCTGTGTGACCGTCCACCTCGAACGTCTCGATGACGTGTACTCGGGAACTCCGAGCGTCATGAAAATTGACGTCGAGGGCCACGAGATTGACGTACTTCGCGGGGCTGAAAAGACGCTCCGGGTTCACAAGCCAGCTCTTATCGTTGAGATTCACGATACGAAAAAGAGCCTCGTTCCCGAGTTCCTTTCTAGCCTCGGATATTCACAAATGATTCCACGAATTCACGCAAACTATTTGTTTATCGTTTAAAAAGATACGTAACTTGATACTCATATGACTTTTACCGTGGACTGGTTCACGGGGTACATACCCGCGTGGCAGGCAACCTTCCAAAAAACAAAAGTTCCAGAGAATGTCCTCGAGATTGGGTCTTTCGAGGGGCGTTCAACCTGTTGGCTCCTTGAAAATACAGAGGCGCACGTTACCTGCGTCGATACCTGGGAAGGAAGTGACGAGCACACACCAGAGCTCAAGGATGGGCTCTTTGAACGCTTCAAGGAAAACATTGAACCGTACAAGGACCGCGTAACTGTGTGCCGAGGGTTTTCGGGTGAGGTCCTTCGAAAGTTCGAGTGCAAACCAACCTTTGATTTTATTTATATCGACGGGTCTCATTACTCAAAGGATGTTCTTGAGGATGCCATCCTTGCGTGGCGTCTGATTCAACCCGGAGGGGTCATCATCTTTGACGACTTCAATTGGACCGTCGAAGGCACTGAACTCAACGATATAAGAAACCCTCGTGTAGGTATAGAAATGTTTTGCCGTCTTTTCACACCTAAGATTTTGGGAGTTTTCAATCAGCTCGTTATCCAAAAGGAGGTTTGAAAGAATTCTTCGGGGATGTCTGGCTCGTTCCATTCAGGCAGTGGGTCGGTCCACGAGTCGAGAATAACAGCCCCAAACTGACGGTACAGAGGGTCCATTCCACTTGAAATAACTACGGGGCGTGCCTTCATATAAGCCGCCTCAAAGAAACGGTGCGTGTCTATGCCGAATCCCATAGGACACGCGACGTACTTGGAGCGCCGAAGCATCTTCAGGAACTCAGGGAGGGGCCTCCGCTCCGTGTCGGCGTCCGGGAAGGCTTCGAGGCACTTTTGCCGGACGGCCCGCACAGAGGCAAACTTGGGCTCGGACCCGTGAAGGTTTACGTTCACGTACATGTGTATATCCTTTTGAGTGGCCGAGTTCCTGATCTCTTTGAAAAGGCTTTCGTCCAGACGCGTCTTGGTCATGAAAGGGCCCGGGTTGGGCGGAGCGTCTACAAAGCCTATGGGTACTTGAATCACGAGGGGGTGGGTCCAATCGCAATTCCGTACGAGAATTCGATTCGCACATGGTCGAACCGCTTCAAACATGATACGATCAAAGAACCGGTCCGAATGATGTATCACAAGGGTCAAGTTTGACGACTGAAGCAACTTGGGAAGGACCTGTTCAAAATAATCGGTGTTCAAAAAAACTTTTTTATTAGAAAAATCCTGTGAAAAGTCGACGGGACCGAACGAAGGGTCTAGAACGATATCACATTCTCGCATGAAATTAGGGGCCGATATCAGCATTATACAATTTTCGTCCCATGTCTCTAAACCAAAATAAAGGCAAATACCTCTTGATATACAATGCGGTATTTGGTGACGGGTGGAGCCGGGTTTATAGGAAGTACTCTTGTGAATAGGCTCTCAAAGACTCATGAGGTTATTGTGGTCGATAACCTATCGACCGGGAACATAGACTATATTTCTATGAATTCGAACGTTACCTTTGTTCAGGGTGATGTCACCGACTCGAACGTGTTTGAAAAGGTCGGAAAGGTTGACGGTATTTTTCACTTGGCGGCTATGAGCAAAGTCCTTCCTTCCCTCGGGGACCCGAAGATGATTGATTTTTGTACACACCAAAACGTCATGGGAACTATTCAGGTGCTCAAGTTTGCATTGAGTCACGAGCCTCCGGTGAAGGTTGTGTATAGCGCCTCTTCGACCTGTTACGGCATGAATTCGGTTCCGCAGCACGAGGGGCAGCTCCCCGACTGTCAGACGCCATACGCGCTAAGCAAGTATTGTGGTGAGCTCTATTGTGAGATGTACTCGCGTCTGTATAATGTTCCGACGATTCGACTCAGATACTTTATGGTATTTGGGCCAAACGAGCCGGCGTCCGGGTCGTACGCGATAGTCTCGGGTATATTTCTAAAGCGTAAAAAGGAAAACTTGCCCCTTATTATTCACGGGGATGGCACACAGACCCGCGACTTTGTCCACGTCGAGGACGTGTGTACAGCGAATATCCTTGCGATGGAGTCCGACCTGTATAATGAGACGATGAATGTGGGAACTGGGCGGCAGTTGTCAATCAAGGCCCTGGCGAACATTATTTCAGATAATCAAGTCCATACAGAGAAGCGCCAAGTTGATTTGGAGGCGACCGAGAGTGATAATTCGAAGCTTCAGAGGCTTCTCAACTGGACTCCTCAATTGAGAATCGAGGATTACGTCCAGTCAATCGTGTGAAACCATTTTATTTCGTACGGGAACGAAAACCAGTCATCCTGTATTTGAAACACAAAGGGTTCGCCAAGAATATAGTGAAGAACAAACTCAAAAAACATAATCATAGGCTGTTCAGCCTCCTTGTCTTCGTTCGCCATGATCACACTGTACCACGTTTCCCAAGTACTCTTGGGGACTGCCAATATGCGCTCTTTTGCCACGATGAATTGAGCGCATATCGGTATTATCATTCGCGCGCCATCGGGAACCGGTGGGAACCCAAACTTGTACCAGTACGACTTGAGATACATACCCGGACACCCTTGGACTGTGACACCCTCGTCATAAAACATATAGTATCGCATAAAGTTGTTCAGAGGAATGTACCCGTACTTGGCGATATTTGCTTTTTCAATCACCTCCAAAAGAGGACGGTCGTGATACTGATGCCACGCCTTTTCGTGCCCGTGAATAAAAGCCATATGGTCCGGTAAATTTTCATAGTTTTCAATGATGTACTTGAAACAGGCACTTGTGTCCTTTCCTCTGTTCGGTATGACGTGTTGCGGAACAAAGGGGGAGGGTGCGGCACCCTCCTTGTCTATGAGGACGACGGGAAACTTGGACTCCTTGAGCCAATTGAGATCTTCATTCCAGTGACTCGTGACAATAGTCGGTGTCATTTTTCAAATAAAGTATCTTTTCCTTTAAACTTTAATGAAGGTCATCATAAGCCTAACGACCATCCCTACCCGGTTTGAGCACTTGCAAAACACTATAAAAAATCTAGAGTACCAGACGTGTCATGAAATTTGGGTCAATATTCCTCCTACGTACAAACGGTTTCCAGAGTGGGATGGGACCGTTCCTCCTATTTTTGGATCAAAATTGAAGATTAACAGGGAGTGTGAAGACCTTGGCCCAGGAACCAAGGCGATCGGTCCTGCACCTTTCCTCGACCCGGAGGACCTAATCGTGTACTTGGACGATGATACCAATTATGATCCAAAATTGGTGACTAACCTTTTGAAGTGGTGGAAGGTGGACACTAGGAGTGCATGGGGTCTTTCAGGGTTTCACTTTCAAAACTATTTTGAGAAGCGGTACCCACGGACCCATGGGGTACCCATGGACGTCCTTGAAGGGTACGGTGCTGTGCTCGTCAAGGCGGGGTGGATCCAGAACCTCGTGGACGAGTTCAAGGAGCTTCGGGAGGAGGCCAAGGCGGCCGATGACGTCATACTCTCGAACCTGTTGACCAAACAGGGGGTCCAACTCAAGACGGTCTGTACACCAGACTGTCACATAAACCAGATTCAGCAGCTTCAGTACGGGTTTGGCCAAGACGCGCTTCACCACCAATTCGAGGGCGGTCACCACGAAAATTACCGTAATGTTCTAAAGTCTTTGCAAGATAAGGGAAAGAGTTATTTCAAGTACAAATGCTTGTAGATACGTTTATGTTTTATAACGAGTATGATATCCTTGAACTTCGCCTAGAGGTTCTCGACAGGTACGTAGACCGTTTCGTACTTGTCGAGGCAGAGGTGAATCACGTGGGTGGACCCAAGGATTTATTCTTCCAGAATAATCGGGACCGATACGCCAAGTGGCTCCATAAAATTACGCACATCATTGTGACGGCCGAAGAGTCACCCAAGGATGAGAACCCGTGGTCGCGCGAAAAGTACCAGCGAGAGTGTATCCTCCGGGGCGTGGCGGACGTTCCTGACGGGTCGATCATCATGGTCAGTGACGTGGATGAGATTCCAGACTTGCGCATCGTACCTTTTGAGAAGTTGCCTCACGTCCTAAACTCGGTCCATATGTGGATGTTCGAGTACTCGTTCGACCACCTGTTTACGGGCGAGCCCTGGTTCGGGACGGTGATCACGACCGCAGAGATCTTCAAACGCGTCGGGCCGAACGCCCTCCGAGACGGTCGGTGGAAGTTCCCCGTGATTCAATATGCAGGATGGCACTTGAGCAGTTTCGGGAACGCCGACCACGTGTGTAATAAGATGCACACCTTTGCCCACGCCAAGGATGGACACCATGCGGCTCAGACCCCGCAGACCTTCAAGTTTTACATCGAGCAGGGTATTCACACGGATGGACATACGCCACTCAAGAAGCGGCCAGAGGAGGTTCCTCTACCAGCACCTGTCGAAGTTCTTCGACGTCTAGGGCTGGGTACCTTCCCTTGAACTCCCCCTTGAGCCTGACGAGTCTTTGAACGATATCAAAATCTAAAAATTTGAAAAACCGTCTCTTTTCTGGGAGTGTTTTCTGACCTCTCTCTTCCCTTATTCCCTGACACACGGGCCACGTCGCCTCCCGAAGTTCCGACAATTCCACTTCTAAATTGTCGAGTCTTTGAAAAACAAAGCGCCATTTCTCAGCGTCTGGGCTTTGCCAGCCGCTACTCATTGTCCTAAGAGCAGTCAATAGGTTTAACTATAGACGGACACTCATAGTTGATGCACACTGCCGCCCCGAGGGCAAAGAGGACTCCGAGCCATTGGATCCAGTGACTAAACTTTTCACCAAACACTAAATAGGCTGTCACAGCGCCACCCAACACTATCATAGCTTCCCACATGATACAGGTCCACATCATACTCTGAGACTTGAGCGTCTGCACGAGGAACAGAAGTACTACGAGCCACGCCGCAACACCCAAACCCAAGTGATGATGCTTGCCATTCTCGGCGAACCATTTGAGATGGGCGTTTCCAAAGAGTTCAGCGACTGTCATGAGCAATACGTTCAATACAGTCATCCCTTCCTTGTATTTTCAGAGGAAATATTTTCGTTGGAAACGTCAGATGGTTCCGTACCTTGCTTCGTGGATCTCGTGGATCATGGACTGGTGTAGAGCTCCGAATCGAAAGACCCGGGAAGTCATCATTCGAATTTTACTTGAAAATTCACTCGAATGGAGAGTTGGTCTTTTAAGTCATCAAATAAGGCAATTACAAGCGTGTAGTACATGACGATCCTCTTCATAGGCCCTACTCTTTTGGCAGGTATCGGTCAGGTGACGAAACAGTACTCGACCCTTGTTGAGGACTCGGAGTACGTGGAGATTGGTCAGGTTCCCAAGCAGTCTCGGTACACGCACGGGTTTGCTTTTGTTTTACCTATTGAGCAACAACTTGCAGTTATTGATAAGTACGCAACTATGTGCGACTCGATGATGTATATGACTGTGTGTGAGACCGAGCCCGTCAACCCGGCCTATGGGCTCTTGACCAGGTACAAGACGGTCTGGTGCCCTTCCGAGTTTGCACGAAGCACGCTCGAGCGCCAGTTTCCGTGGGTCGAGTGGAAGCTTCTGAGGCACTACGCGTCTGAGAGGCCGCACAAGTGTCCTATTGAGGCCGATCACGGGAAGCAGCCCCCGTACACATTTTATACCATCGGAAACGTTGCGGATCCACGCAAAAACATAGGGGGACTCATCAACGCCTTTTTGAGTTGCGGGTTCGGGGATCAGGCCCGACTCGTACTCAAGGCGACTTGTGTGCAACCAGTCGAGATCAAGGTGCCCGGAGTCGTTGTTATCAACGGTCTTCTGAGCGACGAGGCACTCGAAAAGATACACGGCTCTTGTCACTGTTATGTCAATTGCTCACACTCCGAGGGGGTCGGAATGGGGGCCGTTGAGGCTGCTTTGCGGTCCAAACCCGTCATAATAACTGATTACGGGGGACTCAAAGAGTACGTGCAGACACCCTGGGTTGTACCGTGTACAAAAGGGCCTATCGGGTTTGACGATTTCTTATTTACAAAGGACCTCGAGTGGGGTCACCCGTCCCAAGATCATCTCGTCGCGGCCCTACGTGACTGTTTTCAAAAGCGCGTCACCTTCTGGGACCACACGCACACGCGGGCTCTGATGACCGAAGTTACTGAACACCTGCCGCGTTTGCTGGGGCTTTGCCCTGATTCACAAGGTTCAGGTTCTTGACCATAGCTTTGGACAGGAGATTCATAGCCATAGTTGCGTTCTGAGCCGCCTTGGCGGTCGCAGCCGCCTGCGCCGCCTTGGCCGCCTCCATAAACTTGTCCCCAACGTTCTTCAGGTTAATCTTGTACATCTTATTGGCTGCATTCTGAAGACCCTGGGCCGACTTGTTCAGGTTGGTATTCATCTTGGCGAGGTTCTGAGACACGTTGGTTCCGGCCTCGGCTTGCATCTGAGCGTTAGCCGCAACGTTCAGGTTTTTCATCGCGTTATTTGCCTGAGTAATTGCCGCGTTGGTCGTGGCCATTTCTTATCAGGTACGGAGATTTAAAACTTTTCGGGGCGAACGGGAGAGTGTGGGGACTCACCGCCGCCAGCCTGCGAGTCGACCCAGTAGTGGGACAGGTACACGGTCAGACCAACGACCATGGAGGACGCAAGCAGGAACCCCTTCTGAGAATTCAAAAACAGGACGACGTCATCAATGACCTGGATGCCTGTGGGTTTCTTTATCAGACGCGGGACGAGGTAGACGAGGAGAAAGTTGACGACCAGAGCGGCCCACAGGTAGTTCCAGTTAAACTCCATATTACACTATTCCGAGGTTTTTATTGAGTGCTTCTTGCAAAAGTCCCCGTGGGTCGACTTGAACCCACACTGTTTCCCCTCGAGCGTCTTGGCTTTGCACCGACACTTGTCCGGGGCTGGTGCCCCCTTTTTCTTCTCGCTATGCATAGACTCATTGGGCTTGATCTTTTCTGTGTACAGCTGGACCTTGTGTCTCTTGGCGCGGAGCTCGAGCATGTGCGCCTTGAAGCGGGCTGCCGAGGCTTCGAACTTGGCAAGGTCCATGTTTGTGTGGAAGAGTTGGAGGCGAGAGAGGCCTGAGCAGGGCAATACACGTTTTTTGGGAGGCCGGGGCGAGGTACTTAAAAAATTGTCACACTTTCTAGTAAGAAAAGGATGCAGATCTTCGTCAAGACACTCACGGGCAAGACGATCACGCTTGAGGTGGAGTCCAGCGACACTATCGCCAATGTCAAGGCGAAGGTTCAAGATAAGGAGGGTATTCCTCCGGACCAGCAGCGTCTGATTTTCGCGGGCAAGCAGCTTGAGGATGATAGAACTATGGCGGACTACAATATCCAAAAAGAGTCGACAATCCACCTCGTTTTGCGCCTTCGTGGCGGGAACTAATTTCCCGTCTAATACTAAAATGCCTTTCACTCTTCAGGACCCTACATCGGGTCTGTTTTGGACTTCTGGAATCTTCGGTCGCGTTCAGCTTGGTACAACCCCGAACGTGTACACGCTCGAGGGCTCTTACATAAAGAACACGGAGACGGGCAACTACGTGAACCACGTGGCTGATCTGCTTCACGAGGGCAGTGAGCCTGAGGAGTTTGTGTTTGGTGAGGATGGTACTATTACGTCTCAGGACAAGGCGGTCACTGCAGGTTCCTTTCTGCACCTCGGGGTTTCCTCCGGAACCCCCTGGGTCAAGGTGGACGAGGCCGAGACGGATGACGTGCCCGTGTCTCGCGCTTCAGCCCTGATTGAGGAGGCTCTGAACGCCTCCAAGAAGTGCGGGTGTGAGTGTGGCTGCGAAGCAGGGTGTGAGGGGTGTGGATGTGAGGGATGCGGGTGCCCCAAGCCCGAGCCGGTGCCCGAGGCTGCCGAGCCCCGGGAAGAAACCGCACCCCAGTAAAGATTTTTCTCGACTAAAAATAGATTATGGGTGTTCGACCTGAAATATGGGGTCCGAACCTTTGGGGAACCCTCCACCTCCTGTGTTTGGCCGGAACCATCACACCCAATTTTGTTCAAGAATTCGCACGTGTCATCCCGTGTCCCATGTGTGCTGGTCACTTTGCAGAGGTTCTGAAAGAGAACCCTTTGCCAGACTCGAATGATTCTCTTGTTTTGTTCCGTTGGTCCGTTCACGTCCATAACCTCGTCAATGCTCGCCTTGGAAAACCCATCGTGACCCCTGAACAGGCTATGGAGCGCTGGACGACGATTAAGACCAAGGATCCAAGCCCTCAATTTGATTTCAAAATTCTTATCATTATTCTTTTGGTGCTTGCTCTAGTTTTTATGTTGCTCAAAAATAAGTGATGGCCGGCGGTCTTTTCCCTGGTCACCCATTCGCACTGAATATCAAGTGCATCATCTTTACAGCGATTCTTGCCGGTGGATATTGGTACTTGCCACACAAGAATCTCTGGGTCCTGGCCTTTCTCATATGGTTTCCCTATATTGCGCTCGCGTGGTACGATTACTCATACAAGTGCCAGGATAAACTCAAGCCGACCCTCGTCCCTTTTGGTCGGTACATTTGGCTTCCGTTCAAACCTCCAGGCTACAAGGCTGAGTTTGATAAGCTCCCTCCTGAGCAGATTCAGGCTATGAATAACCTGGACCACCTGGTTCTATGGACTATACTGGCGGCGGGCACTGCTTATTTTCTTGTGAAAAAGTAGAAAAGAATGGACAGTCCGAGTCCGGCGCCTTCCTCAGTCAGTGATCAGCAGCAGCCTGCAATAAGTGAAACAGCGAACATTGGTATCGGTGTTGGAGGAACAATGTCGGCCTGTTTTCTATTGATTCTTGCAACTACAATTGGCCGACGTATCGACTTGACCAGGAAAGCGCCATCGTGGGCAACGAATGGCTTTGAAAAGATAGCAATCCTTGGAAAGGGTGGACTCATTGCGGCCCTGATTGCCTTGGCGGCGATGAATGGTAACGTTTCGTACGTGGCTCAGAACCCGACCAAGTTTATGCAGGATGCCCTCGCGACCGGCGGGTTCGGTGCGCTGGCCGCCGTGTTCCTGACCCTGACCCGTGGTCGTCGCGACTTATTTTTCAATCACCTTATTTTCGCTTTTATGCTCTTCTTCTTGTACCACGTGTGCCGCGAGTTTGCCGGGTACTTTACCATCTTTGGGTCTGAAAAACCAACGGATAAGATTCAGAAGGAAGAGTCCAAATTTAGCAAGCCCATCTTGATTGCAGGGGGTGTCCTTGCACTTTTGGCAATTATGTTGGCCCTGGTCGCCCGGGCCTCTCCAGACTACACACAGGGTATTTTCAAGAGTCTGGGTCCTTCAATGGCCCTTGGTCTCGAGACGGTCATTTTTGTCGCCATCGTGACGGCCGGTGAAATCATCGTCGCAAAGAACCACGGAGACCCTATCGGTCCCGCAATTGGAACGAGCGCCGTCATTTTCACATTGGCACACCTTGTGTTGCAGGCGGGTGGGTTCTACGATCACCTGTACAAGACAGCGCACGTCGTTGCCAACTCGGTTGAGAACGCCGCGAAGAACGTAAAAGCCAACAAGCTCAACTAAAGACACTAAGCGCAGTTTAGTAAATGCAATATGAGCGTCTGTCCCATGTGGAACACATCCTTAAGCGGCCAGACACTTACGTGGGATCCCTACAACCCGAGTCCTCCACTCAGTGGACCCGCGTTGCCGAACATTTTGAACCTTCTGTATGTGTGGTATCTCCTGGGTTGGTGAAGATCTTTGATGAAGTTCTTGTCAACGCCATCGACCAGTACTCTCTGCACCAGAAGAAGCTCTCCCAGATTCTGATCGATGCGTGTGATAACACAATTTCGATCGAAAATTGGGGAGTCGCCATTCCGATCAAGAAGCATGAGCGCGAGCGTGACGCTCAAGGTGCGCCTCTCTGGATCCCCGAACTCATCTTTGGACACCTCTTGACAAGTTCAAACTATAATGACGATGAGCAACGGGTCACAGGTGGGCGAAACGGGTACGGTGCGAAACTTGCGAACGTATTTTCCACAAAGTTCTGGATCGTGATTAGCGATGGAAAGAAGACGTACCGCCAGATGTGGCACGACAACATGAGTCGGTGTGACCCACCTATGATTGAGAATACGTCCGAGGGTGTCTATGTTCGGGTCGGTTTCACGTCTGATATCAAGAGGTTCGGCGGACATGGTGACTTTTTCAAGGTGGCTGAGAAGCGTGCATGGGACGCAGCCTTTTTGTGTCCCAAGGCCAAGGTCTATTTTAATTCAAAATTGATCCAAGTCTCGGACCTTGAGGACTATGCCAAGATGCATGGTCTCACAGCCTATGGGTCTACGAGTCTGAAGTTGACAGAGGTTTGGCTCGATGTTGTTATCGGTCATTCCACTTCGGGGGGTTTTCAACAGTGCTCGTGGGTCAACGGGATTGCGACGACCAAGGGTGGGACACACGTGGACAGGGTCGTTCAAGCACTTGTGAGTGATATCCAAAAGGACAAGCGGTGTGCGACCCTGAAGCCGGCCCAAATCAAGTCGTCCCTTTTCGTCTTTGTCAAGGGGGTCATCATCAACCCAACTTTCAGCAGTCAGACCAAGGCGGAGTGTACTTCAAAGATTTCCGATACACCCAATTTTCCACCAAAATTCATCAAGGATGTCTTCGCCTCGGGTGTGTTGGACGACTTGGTCTCCAAGGGCCTGGCCGTGGTCGACAAGGAACTCAAAAAGACAGATGGGGCCAAAAAGGCTCGTATTACAGGCGTTCCTAAGCTCGACGACGCCAACTGGGCCGGAACACACAGGAGCCACGAGTGTACGCTTATCATTACGGAGGGTGACTCGGCGAAAGCCCTTGCTATTGCAGGCTTGAGCGTTGTAGGCCGCAATGCGTTCGGCGTGTTTCCACTCCGGGGTAAGCCTCGCAATGTTCGGGATGCTTCGGTAAAGCAAGTGACTGATAACGAAGAATTCAGCAATTTGAAAAAGATCCTCGGGCTCCAACATGGCAAGGTCTATAACTCCCTGAGAGATTTACGGTACGGTCGACTTATGATTATGACGGACGCTGACTTGGACGGGAGTCATATCAAGGGCCTGGTCCTGAACATGTTCCACGTATATTGGCCCAAGCTGATTGAGTTGGGATTCATCGTGAGTATGGTGACGCCCGTGATCAAGGCAGGGAAGACCTGGTTCTTCACGGAGGACGCCTTCCGTGAGGCACAGGCACAGAGGTCCGGTGGACTCCCGGGTCCGGTCAAGTACTATAAGGGTCTAGGTACGTCTACGAGCGCCGAGGCGAAGGAGTACTTCAAACAGATTGAAAAGCTGACTGTGGCTTTCGGGGCGGACAAGGATATGAATGAGTCTATGATGCTCGCCTTTGCCAAGGCTCTGAGTGATGACCGCAAGGAGTGGCTCACGAAACACATGGCGACCCCACCTCCCGGTGTGCCCTATGGCCAAGTCGCCAAGCTGTCCGTATCTGATTTCGTTCACCGCGACCTTGCGAACTTTAGTGCCGAGGACATCAAGCGAAGCATCCCACACGTGGCGGACGGTCTCAAGCCTAGTCAGCGCAAGGTGATCTACGCGTGCCTCAAGAAGGGGCTCACACAAGACATGAAGGTGGCGCAGCTGGCAGGTTACGTGGCCGAGCAGACTGCGTACCATCACGGGGAGGCGAGCCTCCAAGGGACGATAGTGAACTTGGCCCAGAACTTTGTGGGTGCAAATAACCTGAACCTTTTGGAACCTTCGGGACAGTTTGGGACACGGCTGGCAGGTGGGAAGGACGCTGCGAGTTCCAGGTACATCTTCACGCGTCTGAGTCCTGTGACAAAACGCATCTTCCATCCAGCCGATAACGCCGTCCTGAAATACGTGGTGGACGATGGTCAACAGGTCGAGCCCGAGTTTTACGTGCCCGTACTCCCTATGATCCTCGTGAACGGTGCCGAGGGTATCGGGACGGGGTTCAGCTGTTACGTGCCCCCCTACGACGTAGATGTCCTGAAACACAATATCCAGTGTGCCTTGGACCAGGTGGCGATGGCACCGATGGTCCCACACTTCAAGGGGTTCCGCGGCCGGGTTACGAAGACTAAGGACCATACCTGGGCCCTGGAGGGTCTCGTGGAGCGCGAGGGGTCCCAGTTCCACGTCACGGAGCTCCCACCAGGTAAGTGGATCCAGGACTTCAAGGAACACTTGGACGATCTGGTCGAAAAGGGAACGATCCAAAAGTACGAGAATCACTCTACAGAGACCCAACCAGACTTTCGGATATGGGGTGCCTCCTTCGAGGACCCTGTCAAAGAGCTCGGACTCAACAAGACGATCCACACGAGCAACATGTACCTCATTGGCCCCAACGGCGCCGTCAAGAAATACAATAGCCCTGAAGAGATACTGGTTGACTACGTCGAGATTCGGCTCGGGGTGTACAAGAAACGCAAGGCGTGGCTGCTCAAGGAATTTGATTCTGAAATTGAGTGGCTCAGTGAAAAGGCTCGATTCATCACGGGAGTGATCAACGGAGGCCTCAAGGTCCTGAACGTCCCCTTGGCCCAAGTCCAAGCCCAACTTGCCAAGGCGCAATTTAAGGATGAAATTTGGGAGAAACTCATGGATATCAAGACGTACCAGTACGTGGCGGAGGAGGTCAAGCGGCTCCAGGACTTGGTCGCGAAGCGCAAGGCCGAGCGGGACACACTCAAGGCGACGAGTGTGATTCAACTGTGGAAGAATAATCTGAGCGAGTTGTAGAAAGGGGAATGCAGAAAGCATTCCAAAATGTACTTTCACTTGAAAAACGCGCACAAGCTTCTATATTTGGTCTATTCAATAAAACTGTAGGCCCTGCTCCGGCGCCAAGTCCAACACCCGGACCTGCGAACGCACCCACACCCCAAGAAACACCCGTGGCCCTTGCACCCATAGACGTGAACGGATTTTATAAAGTTACAGGTCCGACACAGATTACTTTTTATGTAACATCCGATCGTCCAGCGGTGCCCATAAGCGCTGGATGGACTGGCGACGGGTTCACGGGAATTTTGGGTCAAATTCAGATTACAGGGGCTTCACTCACACCCGGACCCGGGTACAACTGGTCTTTTAATCTTCAGACGGATACGGACCAAAACATAGAGGGCATACAACAGGCCACGGGTGCTATTCTTTATCCACCGAACCAGCTTCAGTACTCAAACAAGAAAACAAAGATGCCCATCTACGGCTATTACGACACTAAACAGGGCATGACGACGTTTTACTTTACGGCCCCACCTCCTCCCCAAACGACTGCCGGGTGGCTTGTGACCGGTCTCCCTACGATAAAAGTGCCTATGCGCGTGACGTCTTACTCACAGAACATAGCCCAGGTGAATGCCCCAATTATGAATCAGATTATACATTACACAAACTTGGCAACACTCGAGTCCGTTGATGGAAGCGCCATCCCGAACAATTCAAACCAGATTTTTGTGAACGGTGTTCCGGCTATGATTCAAGAGCCTTTGTTTACAAACACTTTCATTCCCGGAAAGTTCACGAGTTATGTGCCACCCGAGACAACGAGTGGAATACCGAACGTACAGGTCCAGCTCAACTCGAACGTGCACGCTGGGACATACCCGGTGCTTCGGGATCTCAACACAGATGTTGAATGGGAAAACGTTCTTTCAGATGGTCGGTTGTTTCCTGAAAACAAGTACATTGAAGAGAAAAACAAGGGCTTCAGTTCTGGGTCTATCCTTGCGCTTCAAGCGATCGGACCTCAGGAAAAGTACCTTTTGACGGACGATATGAGCAAGTCTCAGTGGAACCCCGAGTTCAAGCGGTACTCGAACTTTGTCATGTACCAGCGTGTGTACCCTTTCCCGCCTCCAAACCCTTTTTATCAGGGGTCCGTCATTCAGATTGAGCTGCGGCCTACAGAGTTGGGCCATCTCCTGTCGAACATGTACCTCTCGGTGACTCTGCCGGCCCTTCCGGGAAGCAACAGTTACACGCCAAACGTCGGTCGGGCTCTTTTACAACAAGTTGACCTCCTCGTGAATGAGACAATCGTCGAGACTTTGTACGATGATTGGTACGTTATTCGGGACCAAATGTTCTTGGACGCGGATGAGCAGCTCGGTATTCAGACAGCCCTGAACGTGTCGAATGCCCAAGTCGGTGGGACAATTACCATTCCTCTCGAGTTTTTCTTTTGCCGTCGCCATTCGCATAACAATAAAGGACGTGAGCGTCTTCGGAGACCGTACCTTCCGACGTGTGCCATGTGGGCCCAGCGTTTGTATGTGCGCTTCACGTTCCGCCCAAACACGTGGTGGGCGAGTCTTCCGGCCAACACAAAGTACGACGTGTACCCAACAGGGACAACTTTGTGGCCGAATCTCATCACTGAAGAGATTTTACTCGAAAATCCAGAGAAGCTGTACTATCAAAACACACCTCTCAAGTACATTGTAAATCGCGTCCAAAAGGAGTCGACCCTTTCATTCACGAGCGCAAATCCTATTCTTCAGTTGACGGCCAACTACCCTGTTCAGGTTTTGGCGTGGTTTTTCCGCAACAAAAGTTTTGAAAATATAACAGACGGTCGGTACTATGCGTCTCGGTACAGCTACGGGTACTCGACCCAGTACATTCAGACGGGTATTCAGCTCCAGTTCCCTTCGGGAAATGCCAACTTTGTGGACGTGATTAATAACGCCAAGATCACCTTGAATAATGTGGACATCCTGAGTACGTTTCAGGGGTCTCTGTACTACTCATTTAAACAGCCTCTCGAACACTACCTTTCTATACCTTCAAAGAACATCTATACGTACTCTTTCGGGTTGACGCCGAAAGAGTACAATCAGGGTGGGTACTTGAATTTTGCAAAGTTAAACTCACAAACGACATATATACAACTGAATTTCAACCAAGCCTATACAAACCAGATCACGTCTGGATACAATCTGTACATGTTTTATTATGGATATACTCTTCTTCAATTTCAGGGCGGGTTTGCTTCCCTTCCGTTTCTGTAAGCTTTCGGAGAGCCTCCACAATTCCGTTCGATATGGCCCACCGCAAAAAGTTCAGTTGGGCACACGTCGTTGTCAGACCCTGAAAGTCTATACGCTCGGTACGACAAAACGGATCAAAAAGTTTTTTACTGTACCCGTCCAAACTGGACTTGTATGCGACGTGTACCGTAAAGACCTTACCGTTCGGGGCCGTAAAAGACACATGGTTTGCCTTGGAATAATTCGTTACAAACCATTCGAGTTTGCGGAGAGACGGACCCTTTCCGTGACCGAGAATGTCATGGAGCTGTTTACTATTCTCCGGAACCTCAAAAAACTTGGTCAAACTTGAAAGTAAAAGATCACTTTTGCTTCCCATTAATCAATTTTAAGTTGGAAATCTCTAAGTGCGTGTCCCCGCTCGCAAACAAGGATCAGAACACTACGTGTTCCTCAGTCCCAAGGCGCCGGTGCTGTTTCCTCTTTCTTTTCGGTAGGAGGTTTGTATTCCGGACACTGACACTGGTGAAAACCGCAGTACCCATTCTCCTTGGGCTTTTTGAGGCACCTTTGCTTGCTTTTCAAAATACCTTTACAGAAGTTGCCTTCGACCCGCACCGTATCTTTGATGAGTCGCTCGATAGGAATCTCGTAAAGACGAGAAACCTCCTCGAGGACGGCCCGGGACCTGAGATTGACGCGACGAGTCACCTCGTCCTCTATGTTCTGAAGAATCTGTTGTTGATAGGCGGCCTCTTCCATACCTACTATACGTTTGGAGCTTTTAAGGGCTTTGAGAACCGGGCCAGGAAGGCTTTCCGCGCCTCCACCTCGGCGGAACTCGACGTCTTGACCATAAACTTTTTGTCAAAGATCAGATCGGCGCTGACCAGGGGTTCAAGCAAGTCCTGTACGGGCTTTTTGAACTGGTTTGTGAAATAGTACTGGTAGTCAAGCGGGACTTTGTTGTCTCGGGCCCATACGGGGTCCTCGGCCTTTTCAAACATCTTGCCGTCACCCTTGATGATCACAAAGGACACGCGGTCGCCCTGTTGCGGTTCGGAGCCGGGCGCGCGGGCTCGCATCTTGTCCCGGACCGTGACGTGGGGCTGGGGTACCTTGTAGTCTGCCGCGAGCTGCTTACTCATCAAGAGCTTGTCTGTAGGCACGTCACCAGCCATGAGCTTCCGGGCCGCGTCACGCGCAAACTCGATAACGGGTGTCGGGTCGCTCGACTCGAGCACCATATCCAAGAGCGACTTGAGGGTCTCACGCACGTACGGACACGAGTCTCTTCGGACCACTTGGAGGCCCTTGACGTCAATCTTTTTGAAAACGACCGCGTCCCCCTTTTTCTCGAACATCTTTGCCGCGTACCGTTTCTTGCTGTACAGAAAGTACGGACAATAAACCTTCTCAAGCTCAAGGTCGTTTGGTGCCTTGAAAAGCTTCGTACACTGGTCGGCTGCCTGTTCACCCAGTTGCCATGAGTAGTCGATAGCCTCTTGACCTTTGCGCCCCTGAACATCAAACTCAACCATCACGGAGTCCGTGTCCCCGTACCGAACCTTTGCACCCGGAAAGTTCGCCTCCACGTAATTCTTGGTCGTTTCGATCATCTGGCGACCACGCATAGTCACGGTCGAGGCGATAGCCACCAGAGGCAACATACCCTTCGAAGCACCCGTGAACCCGTAGATGGAATTCATACTGACCTTGTACGCAAGCTGTTGACCGTTATAGATAGCCTCCATAGGCGTTCCTTCGTGTTGGGCCATTAGTTTCTTGGCTTTTTTACGAAAGGCTTTGAGGTCTGTCAAGATGACCGGAAGGAGGGAAGGAACGTTTTGGGCGAACTTGTGTGGCCCGTACGTCTCGTACTCTACGCCTGGCAAGTTGTCGTACTTGGGGTCCATCACAAGGGTCGAATAACACAGGTTGTGTGCACACATGATGGACGGGTACAGAGACGCAAAGTCCAAGGCTGTGATTGGTCCGTAGTACGCCCCCGTCTGGGCTTCAAGCACGGTTGCACCTTGATAGCCGTCTTCATCACCTCCAGAAGTAAACGCGTCTCGTTTGAAAGTAGGAATAATGAA